CCGCTCTTGATAATGGTAGCGCAAGTGGCAATGCTGGTTGGGTAACGACTACTACAACCACGTCCACTACCACCACAACAACTACAACCACGTCCACAACAACTACAACCACGTCCACAACGACAACCACGTCCACAACAACTACAACCACGTCCACAACGACAACCACCGTATAATAGCGGTGAGAAAAAACTAAGGAGAAAGATAGATGGCAACACAAAATGAGGTGTTTCGGTTTTATCGCTCGAATTTGCCGACTGTGGTATGGGACCCTGAAAAAGGGAAGGCGCTTGCCGAATTTATCGGTGGCCAATTTTTTACCGAGGACAAAAGAGTTGCTGGTGTTCTCCAGAAAAAAGGTTACCCGATGGTCCCTTTGGATGCTACGGAGCCCCCGGATATCCTTTTTGAAAAGGGCCGCTCGTTATTGGTTGGCGAACATGCAAAAATCCTTCCTCCTGGAATCACGGAAGAAGTAGCACTGGCCAATGAGCAGAATGTTGCTACGCAAGCTAAGCTTGCTGAGAAGGCATCTCAGGTTGCTCAAAAAAAGGAGCCGGCCAAAAGGCAACGAAAAAAGGATAAAACCGAAACACAAACAAAAGTGGATAAGACCATGAGCCCTTCTGAAATTGTCAGAAGGGCCAAGGAGAAATCAGATCGCGCAAGCAAGAGAAGAAAAATTTCCAGGCGCGTTAAAAAGTAAAGGAGGTAATAATGGCCTATTCCACCGATGCCGATATTGTTAAAATCCGACCCAACATTTTGCAACTTGGGGTATCCGATTGGTCCGATATGCACGATGAGGCGGAGAGCGCAATCAACCGAACAATTATCCGCCGGTGGTATAAGGATGCTGCTGCAAATTATTCGTTGGACTGGAGAGATACGGAGTTTGATTCAAGCCTGGTTGATAGCACTCAATTTCTCAATTTATCGTGTTATAAAACCTTAGAATATTGCTATCGGTATCTAATGAAGGACAGCGAAAAACCTGATGGTTTTGAAAGACAGATGAGCCTGTTTCGCGATATGTATAACCAGGAGTTGGAGGAAGTACTCGCAACTGGGATAAGCTATGATTGGGATGGGAGTGGAGCAGCAACAGATAGCGAGAAATTTCAGCGTCAACCTCGTCGATTAACGAGGGTTTAAGAAATGGCTGAACATGTAACACTCATTGGATCGGAAAATATTCTCAGGCGCATATCTTATTTGCGCCATGACATAGATGATCCAAAAATATTCAATGAGGTTGGACTGTTTTTAACATTTAAAGTTGAGGCCAGAACGGCGGAAGGCCGAGATGTGCATGATCGCCGTTTTGAGCCTTATTCTCCCGCTTATAAAAAATACAGGGAGGATGAAGGGCATTCTGGAGAAAAAGTTAATTTGTTTTTTAGCGGCTCCATGATGGCTGCTTTGACTTTTGAGGGAATTCCAGGTGGGGTCCGTTTGTTTTTTCAAAACACTTCGGACCCTGAAGGTGTTAGAAATCCGCTAAAAGCTTTTTGGCATAATACTGGAGCAGAACCTCAACCAAAGAGGAAATTTTTTGCTCTTAGTGAAAGTGATCGTGCTGGTGCAATCGGCATTATCGACAAGCATATCAGACGACTCGCAAGAAAAAGAACCACAAGAAGAAGTAGGAGGAGGAGATAAGAGCGACATGGCAGAAAATTCGAAAAGAGAACAGATAATTCTTGCAGTGGTTGCGGAACTCATGACTTTGTCCTCAGTTGATTCTGATTCAATTAAAAGGAGAATTCCGTCTTATGAGGAACTGATGCGATTCGCTCTGCCTCAGTTGCCTGTTATTGCGGTTGTCGGAGGTCTGCCGAAACCTGTTGATCATAAGACAACAAGAATTAAAGGCATAACGAAAGATATTTTTATTTCGGATTTGACCATATCGCTTTTTACATATTTCCAGGATCACGTTGATCCTGATTCGAAGTTGAGTAATTTGCTTGATGACATTTGGGCCAAATTATATGCTGATCAAACAAAAGGAGGTTTGGTAGTAAATACGACCCTTAGTCCTAATGTATCCCAGGACTATTGGGACCCATTTTATGCTTTTAAAGTTGATGTAGTACTTCAATATACCCATGACATAGGAGGTATTTAAAATGCCGACTCCGCATAGCACAGACAATTATGCAATTGGCAAAGGAATCCTGTATATTGCAGAATGGAGCGGAACAACCCCGCCGACCGACCCAGCGGACTTTTCGGATATGGGAAATGCTTCAAGCATTGAAATTGAACCAACGGTCGAAAGGCTTGCTCACTACTCCTCCCGTACAGGCTTGCGAACAAAGGACAAAAATCCGGTTATTCAATCGGAGTACATGGTTACCTTTGAACTCGATGAGATTGCAGCCGCCAATGTTGCAAGGTATCTCATGGGAGAAGTGACGGGTGCAAAAAACCATATTGTATATGGTATGACCCAAACCGATCAGGAATATGCTTTAAAATTTGTTAGCGACAATCCGCTTGGCCCAAACCAAACCTGGAAATTTCATCGTGGAACCATGACGCCAAATGGTGCGATGCAATTGATCGGAGAAGAGTGGATGGTCATGTCCTATAATTTCGAAGGGTTGTCAGATACCGCTAACAATCCGAGCAGTCCGTATCATACGGTTACATACGTAACCACAACAACAACCACAACCGTATAAATCCAGAAAACAGGCAGGTATAAAAAATGAGATTGCAGGAGCGTATAAAAATTGACGACAAAGAATACACCATCAATGAGTTAACAGTTGAGGAGATTATAAAATTACTCTCCTTAAAAACTGATGATGGCAGCAATCCCAACCCACAGGAAGAAAAGATCACGTCGGTAATAGGTAGTATATTTGGCAGTTCTGGTTACATCAAAGAATTTTTAAATCTCGCAATGCCGGGGACAAAACTTTCTGATTTAATAAAACTTGCTCCGAGCGAAATAAACCAGATATGGGAGAAAGTGCAAGAGGTAAACAACCATTTTTTCGACCTAACCAGGAAACTGGAGGTGAACAAGATTCTCCTGGTTTCGGCAAAAGAGATATTAAATCACTTTTCCAGCTATGCTGTGGTCTTATCGAAGGAGGCTATGGACCAGGAATTCTCAGTTTCGGATATTCCTTCTTCATAACTGCGCTTAACGAACACGAAAAGATAAGATTGAGAAATCAACAAGATATGGCAGAGGCGTTCAGAATCGCCCGCTTTGCTGACGCCAAAGACTGGAGAAGATTTATAAGAAAGAAAACCTGAGGAAAACCCAATGGCTGATGATATCACAATTGTAGTCCGCTTAAGAAATTTGGCGTCTAAAGGCCTGGCATCAATTGATAAAGGGATAACAAGTGTTGGTAGAACTGTTCAGAGTGTTGGTAGAGCACTTGGGACTTTTCAAGGAAAACTTGCCGCCCTTGGGGTATCATTTGCTGCTGGAGCATTTGTCAAGTCAGCGATTTCTACTTTTACCGAATTTGATGATACGATTCGCGCCGTTGCTGCCGTTACTGGTGCGACCGCAGAACAATTTGAAAAATTAAGGGACGCTGCGAAGGAAATGGGTAGGACAACCCGTTTCTCTGCTTCTCAGGCGGCTGACGGCCTGCGCCTTCTTGGTATGGCCGGTTTTAGATCCAAAGAGGCAATTGAGGCCTTACCTGGAGTATTAAATCTTGCTGCTGCTGGTGGCCTTGAACTTAGTCAGGCGGCTGATATTGCAACCAATATTCTCGCTGGTTTCGGGTTAGAAATCGAACAATTGGTGTCGGTAAATGATGTTCTTGTTAAAACATTTACATCAACTAATTCCACTCTTGTAGAACTTGGGGAGGCCTTTAAGCTGGTCGGCCCGATTGCTGCTGGTGTTGAGTCTGATTTTGAAGATTTGATTGGCGCTCTTGGAAAATTGCACGATGCCGGTTTAAAGGGCACTTTAGCTGGTACGGCATTACGTGGAGCATTAGATGCACTTCTCAACCCAACCGCCCAAGAGGCCGCTTTGATGAAACAATTGCAATCCAGATTGGGAGGGGTTGCACTTCAAGTTAAAGATTCACAGGGGCGGTTTGTCGGTTTTGCAAAAATCATTCAGCAGCTTGAAAAAGCCGGATTGCGTGGCGATGAGGCTATGAGGTTATTTGGTTTACGAGCAGGTCCAGGCATGGCTGCATTGCTCGGCGCAAGCGCCAAAGAAGTCATTGCATTTGCAAAAGTATTAAAAGATGCTGGATACACTTCTGATGTAATTGCAAAATTGATGGAGGCAGGCATTGGCGGCGCTACAAGAGAGATGATTTCAGCGTTTGAGGCAGTCCAAATAGAATTTGGCGAAGCATTTAATGAGGACCTTATAATAATCATTAAGAGAATTCGCAATTGGTTTATTGATCTTGTCAAAACAATAAAGGAACTCCACGAAAAAGGCACTTTGTCCGATTGGGCTGATATAACCCACCGGATTCTTAATGGCGTTATAATAACCGTGTCTAAATTGATTAATATTGTTAATATACTTTCTAAGAGCATGGCTGCTGCCGCAGCTGCATCTATTGGCGATTGGAAAGCAATGCAATTTGCTCTTCAGGAAGTTACTCGTGAATACGATGAGCTTTGGGGTTTGGTGAAAAAGCCCCCAGTATATAAATTTAAAATAGATGATGAAACCAAAAATTTTATACAGGTGCAAATTAAGGGGACAGAGAAATTTGTCGAGATGACCAAAGAGGCCTACAAACAGTATGTGAAATTGAGAAGGGCATCCGTTGGCCGCGGGAAGAAAAAAACTACAATTGTTGACGAAGTTGAAATGCCGCCAACCGCAGAAGCAATGGCAAAATCAGAATTTAAAAAATTACAGGCCATAATTGATAGGGAAATGGCTTTGCTTGATACAAGGTATGAATTAGGTGTCGAACAAGTTAGGGAGTATTTTGACCAAAGACAAACCCTGGTCAAACGAAGTATCGAGGCGGAAATTGCCGAACTGCAAAGGGCAGCAGAAAAATCCGATGATCCTGATAAACGCCTTGCAATCCAAACAAAGATTTTTGAAAAGCGGCAAGAACTCGAAATTGCCATGCTTGAGTTAACTGCAAAACGAATTCAGGAAGAGGAAAAATTAGAAAAGGAGAAATTAAAAAAACAGGAAGAAATGGCTGCTTCGAGGCTCACCATAGAAAAAATTTTCAACCAGCAAAAAAGAAGATTGGACGAATTATCATCCAATCAATTATCTGATCAATTTGAAAGAGAACTTGACGACCTTAAGAATAGGCATGATCGTGAGATTGCTTTGCTGCAAGAAAATAATGCTACGAAAGCAGAAATAAATGATTTGCATAGGATGCAAGAACGCGAAAAAGAAAAACTCGCAGAAAACCAGTGGAAACGAATGATGCAAGCAAGATTGGAAATTGCTTCAGAGATAACTGGTTCAATGGCATCCTTGTTCTCGGAAATGTATGAGTTGAGCGGTAAGAAAAACAAAGAATTTTTTATTGCATCTAAAGCGGCCTCAATCGCCCAAGCAACGGTCAATACAGCAGTGGCAGTCACAAAGGCATTGAGCGAAGGCGGCCCAT